TATTAAGACCTGTTCGACCTGAACTCCCACTACCCCAAGCATACAACTCCTGCCCAGAAGGCACCGAAGTGCTATTACCAAACCCGCTAAACTGGCCCGGTCCGTACTCGCTAAAGGCTTGAGCTGCAAACTCTGTAGTGCCACTTGCCGTCAGTGTTACCGAAACAGCACCCGCAGAGGAAGCAGTGCCCGTGGCTAATGAGCCGTCAGATTGTTTGGCAGTGACTACGTAGCCCGAAACCGTACCGTCGCCCGTGTTAGCCGGAGCAGACACAGTAACATCCGCAGACAAAATTCCCGCGCTAACAGAATCTATAGTAGGGGCGTTGGGCGCTTTTAGCGGTTGGAAACCGCCAGACAGAACTCCACCTTTACGGCTCATGGGCTACTCCTTAAGAGCTAGAGATAGCTTCGTAACTAATCGTATAGGCTATGTCGTTTGCTGAACCACTTGTCACTACAATGGACTGGTCTTCCATCAAATAAATCGCCGTAGTTTTATCAACCACGATAAGCGACGCATCCGCAGGGACCGAGACTGTAGAGACAATAGGATAGGCCGTACCGCCGCCTGCCGCTGCTGAGTTAATTGTCACAGTGCAGTCTACAGCGCTTGAACCGTTGACGTTAGCCGCTACGATCTGGTTGATTTTAAGCACATTGCCAGAGGCCGCCGCGTTAGACAGAAGCACGTTAGCACTAGTGTCAGAGGGTGTCAGGAACGTGGTGTTTCCTAAAATGCTTGTTACTGCAACTATATTGGGGTTAGCCATTTACCTTCTCCTAAAATCCCATGACCATCGCAAGGGCGATTGAAAGTCCTGCTGATATGCCACTGGCCGCAGGAGCCGTTGACTGCCAAGTTGTGCCGTTTGAAGTCAGGATGTTACCTGAAGTGCCCGGAGCAACTGTTTGAACTGCGCTTGTACCGTTACCCAAGATTACGTAGTTAGCAGTTAGGGACGTTGCCCCTGTACCGCCATTAGCGACAGGGAGGGTGCCCGTAACCTGAGAAGTCAGGTTAACATTAGACAGCGTGCCGCCAAGAGTAAGGTTCCCAGAGCTAGTGACTGTGCCAGTCAGAGTAATGCCATTAACCGTGCCCGTGCCACCTACGCTTGTTACCGTACCGCCGACTTCAGTGGGGTTAGCATTAAATACCGCAGCGCCTGCTCCCGCACCGTCTGTAACAATCATGACTTTAGAGCCGTTGGGTATAGTGACGTTAGCACCAGACCCTTGCGAAATACTAATAGACTGACTGCCAGAAGTAGCGTTCTCGATCATCCAAACTTTAGAAACGGTATTTGGACCAAGAGTTACCGTACGAGTCGCTGTTAGAGACACCGCCGAGGTAATCTTTAAGTAGAACGAGCGGGTGTCATCCGCAGTAGCATCCGGCATAGTGAAGGTTTCGTTGGCGTCTGCCGCCATTTCTTTCGTGCCGTAGCTAAAACCGTCGGTAATCAGCTCAAGGTTAGTGTTGGTACTGGTGCCCCAAGTGCCACTTTCATCGCCCGTAGCGATTTCTTTAAGCCGTAAGTTATTTACATAAGTAGCCATTAGGGCCTCCAGTGACTATTTTAAAGTGCTGCCACCGGCAGCAGGTATGCTTGTCGCATAAATTTTTGTGTGCTGCCGTAAGTTTAGGGCTTCCCCGCAATCTGAACAAGTATCCGCTGTTAGTTCCGTTTCGTCCAAATCGTAACCGCAATTACCACACACAATTTCAACTTCATGCTTAGGGTCTATTGCGTCGTTTAATGTTACCGCTTCATTTACTGTCTTCATGCTGCAATCCGTTTCCAATTAGGTGTTTGATCCACAGGTACTTCAGTCCATCCAGTGCCGGGGTCTGGGACTATACGACTCCAGACTAATACATTTCCGACTTGGCCAGTGGCCTGTACGCCAATGGCGTACACTGTAGCTCCGCCCGTTTCTTCGGTTTCGCCTAATGCTGTAGTGCCCTGAACGCCGGTTACACTTACGTCGGCATTTGCTTGAGCAGTAGCGGTTCCTAGTGCTGTAGTGCCTTGAACGCCCGTAACATCTATAATGTTGTTGGTTATCTGGGTTACCGTACCTAGCTGAGTGGTACCCTGTACGCCAATGACGTATACCGTTGCTCCGGCAGTTACAGTCTCTTCGCCAAGGGCTGTGGTAGCTTCCACTCCAGTAACGTCAACAACCGCAGAAGCGGCAGTTATAACCGTACCTACTTCACCAGTAGCAGCGTTACCAAGGGCCTCAACAGCTCCATCCGCTTCAACCGCGACGTTACCAAGTGCTGTAGTGCCTTCGACGCCTATTGCGTTTACTGATACCCCAGTGCCTTCAATGACGGTTTCTTCGCCAAGGACCGTAGTGCCTTCAACACCCGTTACACTAATTATTGCAGCGGCAACAACGCCTGCGGTACCTACTTCTCCAGTGCCTTCTACGCCTGTTACTTCTGCTCTGGTACGTAGATCAACAACTACCGCGCCCAGATTACCTGTAGCAGAGACTCCGGTGACCGAAGTATTGGCCGCTGCTTCTACTTCTACACTGCCAACAGCTCCTATGCCTTGGACGCCAGTAAGAGCTATATTAGCTTCAGCAACAACCGTTACAGACCCAACAGCACCAGTGGCCGCATTACCAAGAACTTGGGCCGCGCCGTCAGCTTCAACAGCGATATTACCTAATGCTGTGGTTCCTTGGACACCTGTAAGAGCTATATTAGCTTCAGCAACAACCGTTACAGACCCAACTGCTCCAGAAGCCTGAACACCCGTTACGGACGCAGAAGCCGAAGCCTCTACAGTTTCGTTGCCGAGCGCAGACGTTCCAGAAACACCATCGACAAAAATCGTAGTGGTACTAGAACCCCAGTTGTCTCGGCCCCAAGGGCCGGAACCCCAACCTATGTAATCCGTCGAAGAGGCCATTTAGCCTCCTACTAGGCAATACGGATAATAGCGTTGCTTGCATCAGCGGCAGGGAAGACAATAGTGAAGTCACCTGCGGTTGAAGTTTTATCAGAGCCGAAATCCAGAACTGCAACAGCAGGGTTAGTGCCACCGTCAGCCAAGTAAATCAATGCGCCACGGGCCGTAATAGTCGCTGAAGACCAAGTTACGTCTGAGAAGTCCAAAAACGCTGTAGTGCCGCTTGAAGCAGGGTTTGCTGAGATAACTAGTGTTTCTCCACCCGCACTGTAGCCTGTGCCTGAAACTTCGTTAGTTACTGAATACGCAGTAGTAGTCGCATCCAAAGTAGCCGATGAAGTGTACAGAGCAATCTTAAATACTTGTGATGTGCCGCTGCTGAAGTCAAAAGTGCCATCAAGCACGCCGACTTTGAACGATGTAACCATAGCTTGTGTGATAGCCATTTTTCTTTCCTCTTAAAAATATTACGGGCCGGGCGATTCCGATTTAATTGGCAGTCTAATCATGCCATCTCTAAACTCATCACGACGACGGCGACCTTGCTGCTCGATGCCGAGACCTTGTATGGCCTGCTTATAGCTGTTTTCAAAATATGTCAGCATATCAAGCGGGCCTTTCGTGTAGCTATATGCCTGTATCAGGCACGCATATAAAAGCGCTTCAGGAGCCTTGGTACTTATCCAAGTTGTCGTGTTTGAAGACGACAACTGTTGCGGCTTATATATGTATCCTAACTGAACTTCGTAGTTAGCGTCCGGTGTAGGCGCAATGTAAAACGTGTTCTGGTCCCACACCGAATAGTATTTAGGAGTGCCTGTTTCTGAGTAGTCGGGCCAATACTCTTTCATGAAAGAGGTGTCCCTAAACTCTAAAAAGGTCTGATCTCCGTTAAACGTCGCCATTATGTAGCGATGAGTCAGTATATCGCTTGGTGAAACTAAGAACCTATTCCCCGAGGTCATGTTTGCGGTAGCTTCAACCTTAAACACATCGAGGTCGATGTCGCGTAGAATCCGGTTCTCCGCCATCAAAATAAACGTGTCTATGACCGAGTTGGAAAAGACATTGCTGTCTACCTCGGTATAGTTACGTATATTTGTCACTAACTCATCATACGTCATGTAGTCACCACCGTAACCGTTCCCAATGTGCCTATGCCTTCAACTGCAATTGCAGGAGGGGCAGGCTGCATTGATCCCGGCACTGTCTCAAAAGGTGTATCCCCGCCGGTGTTATTAACATAAACATCCAGTGGTTCTGTTCTATCAGGACGAGGGTCCTGTAGAGCTATCGCATCCCCCCTGTACTTTAAGGGAGTTAGCTGCGGCTCTTTTGGCTCATAGTCCTCAGGGCAGACCATAAACCCTTTCCAGTTCTTTTTCAGAGTCTGGTAAGGGTAACGCTGCCCACAATAGTCACAAAGGGCGTAAGAATACTTACCCGTTGCATGAGCCATTTTAGTACCCTACGTCGGGAAGAAAGTACGTGCTTGCCGTATCCCTATCTTCCTGCGCCGCTCGATCAAAATCCTGCTCGTACATCTGTTGCAAAGCGCCCGTGCGATCTGGAGCGTACTTTAAAGACAGCATGTAAGCCAGTCCTGAGGCCAGACATGGAAGGAATCTGAAATTAACGTCCGTATTATTGGTGTAATCTCCGGCGTCTTCCATGCGGCGTATGCGGTAATAAACCAACGTATACGCCTTATCTGCTGCAGGGTATAAATAAGCCTTGGGTGTATTTGTACGCTCAATGTATATCTGAGACGGCCGTGCCTGCGTAAGCTTGTCTGGGACATTGAGGTACTCCTCCCGTCCAATACGCTCGATGTTTATGTCCTGCTGCTGTCCATTAGTTGTTTGACGGATAACTGCGGTCAAAACATTTACCGTATCTGTTGGCAGGGATATCTCAGCGTCGCCTTGAACCAAAGCATAAGTAGCTTGCTCTATGGTCCAAAGATTAAGGCCTCGGTTAGCCCAGTCCAAGAACAACAGGTTTAACGAACGACGAGCCGAGTTAAGCTGATAGCCTGCAGTCATCTGCATGCCACAACGCTCGAACGCCTCTTCTACGAGGTCGTCAATCGAAAGGTTAAAGTCTGTTGTTCCTGAGGTAGCCATTACTTACAGGCCGCTCCGCCGTCACGGTATTTCATCATACCGCCACCGGCCATTTTCTTGTTTACGTCGCCACCTTTATTCATCATGATGGGGTCACCCACCTTACGACTAGGCTTAGATTGAACTTTATTTCTAGGACCAGTTCCTACGCATCCTCCGCCTTTAGTAGCGGCACCCATTCCACGTCCGGCCATGTTACTTACCTCGTTTGGTTGTACGGCCCTTGTGAGCCGAATCTTTCATAATCGTACCATCAGGCATGCGGTGGTAGCC